AACCTATTTTAAAGTCAGCTCTTACAGCTGTTTGTACTCTTTTTATATTATTTTCTTTTGCTAGTCTTGCAAAATTTTTCTTAATAGCTCTAGCAATAACTAGCGGGTGATTCCAAACTTTACCTGTTGCTAACACCCAACCTTCTGCCACACCATCCCAAATGATTTTCATACCTGCAGATGCAATAGGTTCATCATTAATAATACAAGTATAAGCTAAACCATTCTGTTCTAACTGCATAGCATCACCTTCGTATTGTGCATCTTTATCCATAAGAACGTGGTTCATTTGATTAGCAAGAATGATCTTACCATGGGTTGCGATATAAGGCACTATTTGTAATAAATTTTTAGTCATTTGTTTGTAACTCTGGGTATAAAGATAATATTGTTAAAGGTAAAGGTTGAGTTTGTCTAACAAAAATAAAACCATCAGTATCGTAATTACCTCTAAATTCTACAGCTTTATCTCCTGTAAATGGTGGTATACCTTCATCCATAGGATCAAACGATGTTCTAAATGGTATTCGTTCCATGTTATCTAGTGTTTCTCCAACCTCAACACCAATAGATTCAAATAATCTAATTGTAATTTCGTATATTCTTTTTGTCTTACCTTGTGATGTACCATTCTGTGAACCAGCATCTAGTCTCATCGTTTGTAATATTGACTTGTAAGCTAGACCTACTTTAACATTAGTAGAAGAACGATCTAATGTTATTGATCCACTTGATACTGTTTTGTCAGGGTGCGTTGCACCATTAGCTAATATACCAACTGTTTGTCCTTCAAGATGATCTAAACCTGAAATGGTTGTAACTGCTGAACCACTATAAGCTAAAGCACTATCTAAAAAATTAAATGTTGTATTATCTGTTTCTGTAAAATCAAATGTATTAATAAATTCTACAAACCTTCTAGTAGCACCATTAATTGTTCTTTTAACAATAACCCACGTTTGATATTCAGAATCGTCTGTAGGTATAACTGAAACACTTTCACATACTGCCTTACCTTCGTTAGTAGAGGTTAATCGAGTAGCATCGTCTAAAGATTTAATTGTTAAAAATCCTGTAGACAATGGAGATGTTTCTGTAATGGTAACAACATTACTAGAAACTGTTGCTGTAAAATCAGAGTCAGCATCAATTAATGTTTTCAAGTTTGTTGCTGTTTGGTTATTACTAGATGTAGTATGAAACTTACCAGTTGTAGAAGATGTAGCGGATGTAAAAGTTGTAGTTGTTCCGTCTGCTTTTGTTAAAACAATTCTTGTACCATCAGCTATGTTTGCATAATCTGTAACTGTAACTGTAGCATTACCAAATCTACCACCAAAAATATGTCTATGCCAAGCTGTTACTTGTTGTTCTCTTTGATATGTTAAACCTATAAGTTCACCATCATCTCTTACTCCCCAAATAATTTGGTTAGGTTCTTGTTGGTAAGACATTTGTGTTAGTCCGCTTTCAGTAATATGTTCTGCCAATATAGTCATGTCAGGTGCGATGTAACCATCAACATCAAAGTTATAAGCTAACTCTCTAATTTTTCTTTTAGCACGTTGTAAAAATAATGTAGCATTACCTACAGCAATAGCATCTACATTAGCTGAACCATGATTAGATTGTTTTTTAATTAATATGTTTGTCGGTGTAACTGCACTATCTGTACCACCTCCTGATACTGTAAACTCACCACCAGCTGTACCAAGAATTAAAGTTCTTGTAGCTGTCATAAATCTAATTGCGTTAACTTGGTTAGATGCAATGGTATAAATAATTGCATCGTCATCTGCTACAGTACCACCAATGTTTGCATCCATGTTTTCATAATCACCAGACTTTGAAAAGAATATAGTTTGTGGTTGATCAGTTGTTCCTGCAAATACTAATCGTTGTTCAAAAAAAGTTACACAAGAAGGATGTCCTGTAGTATCTGAAAAAGCACCAAGAGACCAATTGGCAGATGCGGTTGCTGAACCCATATCTACAATAATTTCCATAGTAAAGTTTAAAGTATCTGCAACTGCTGTAATTTTTCCATGACCATCTACAAATTGAATTAATCTTCCAACATCAGTAGACTGAAAACCTGTATCATTGTTAATACCTGTTATAGCTGAAGCTACTACTGTAATTCCTGTTCCTACTGTGTGAGCTGATGGATTTAATGTTGTTGCAGTAATGTTTTTATCTAGGTATGGACCATTAGTAAAATCTACATCTGTTAATGTCCAAGCAGTATGACCTGTACGAGATAATTTTTCTACTTCGTGTGAAGGGTGAGTGATATACATAACATCTGCCGATTGAGCAAACTTAATATCAAAAAGTTGTGCAGTTGTGTAAGGTGTTGTAATTTCAAAAACTTTATTAGATACACCACCAGAACTATAAGCAGTAAAAGCTGAACTGTTTATATCAGTTCCATCTTTGTTTTGTAGTTCAAAAGTATTAGTTGTTTTATCTGCAACTAAAAATCTTTTACCATTAACTTCTGTCATACCTACAACACCACTAATAACAACTTCATCACCATTAGAATAACCATGTGAAGTAGCAGTTACTACAGCAGGATTAGCTTGTGTAATACCAGAAATAGTTTTATCGCCTTCTAAAACAGAACCATCATCTTTATAAACTCTCATTTTAAGATTAGAAAACTCAAGCATATAAGTTTGTGTTGTAGAAAATTCAAAGGGTATAAGTCTTGTTTTGTTAGCACTACTAGCTACTTCAGCTACAAAAGTTGTACCTGATCTTCTAGCTGCCGCACCATGTGGGTAGACAATAAAGTTTTCTAATGTTTTACATCCTGAAGAATATTTAGTTAGATCGTTCCTACCATCTAATCGTGGTGATAACTCTCCGCCTGTAAAGTTTGTAAGCTGTGCCGCAACTCGTGCCATAGTTTAATACCTTGAGTTTATAAAGGTACTAGCTTCTATTGCGTCTGTCATTCCAAGATCAGGTGAATTGTTTTGACCTTCAGTTGCATCTACAAACCTAGCATCTTTTAATTTATCTTGAAATAATTGATACATATTTTGAGTTACAGGATTAGACGATGTAACTCCATAAGCAATGTCTGCTCCTAATGCTGCAGATAAAGTTTCTCTTAATAGCTCATCATATTCATTAGGGTCTGTAATTCTTGATACATATAAAATTTTCATAGAAGAAGCATTACTTAAAATCTTTCTACCTTCTACTTTATGATCTAAATCATAATCTAATATTCTTAATAATCTTAAACAGTCAGCGGGTAATGTATATTGATTTGAAAAACCCCAAGCAGGTTTAGCTGTATCTGCTGCTAGTTCTACTCTCTTCTGTAAACAGTTCCAAGGATGTGATCTGAATAATGAATCTCTTACTTGTGTGTATCTTGAGTTACACAACCTTGCATTTTTTGAATCTTCTGTAAGTGATAGGATAGTAGTTGCTCCTAATTGATTTAATGCTCCGTTACAAATATCTACTACTGATGCCATACTTTTTCCAAATTTCTTTATGAGAAAGATTAACTTCATCTTTCTTTTTTTTAGTTAATTCGTTGATATTACCTATATCAATTTTTTCAACTAAAGCATATCTATAAATCTTATTATCCGTTCCCCATTCAAAATGCAACAAAAGTCTAGGCTCTTTGTAAATGTTTATGAGTCTTGGATCAAATCTTGCTCTTGTCATGAAATAACAGATGGGGGATTTCTCCCCCACCTAATTTAATTATTAGTCAATTGCGTATAACATTTGTAACTGAATAGTGCCAGTACCATTAGCACCTGCTAATGTAACTGTAACTGGAACACCATCTTTGTCGGCATCTGTTACTGCATTTTTGTCTAATGCGATTGTGTCTAACACAACAACACTTTCTGCTGATGTTGATGCTGCTGCAGCTTTGTATTGATCTACGTCTGCTGACTCAGCTGTATCATCTGCTTTGTTGTGTGCTGCGTAACCTACAGAAATTGTAGTAGACGAACCTAAGGCA